GCAGGCCACAACGTCACCGATCAACAGAAGGATGCAGAGGTTGCAGGCATCACGGGCCACATGGACGCTAAGATTGACGGGGAGGTTGTTGATGTTAAGACTGCATCACGCTTTGCGTTCGCTAAGTTCCAAAATGGGGCGCTGTTTAACGATGATCCTTTTGGTTATCTTGCTCAGCTTTCTGCCTATGAGACCTCAGAAGGAACCAGTGGTGGTGGCTTCTTGGTTATCAACAAAGAGAGTGGCGAACTCTGTTTATATCGGCCCGTTGATTTAGAAAAGCCGAATGTGCCCGAGAAGATTGAGAGTATTAAAAAGGCTTTGAGTGTTGACGAGCCGCCTACCCGCTGCTATAATCCTGTTGCAGACGGTAAGTCTGGCAACATGAAGCTGCCTAAGAACTGCGTCTTCTGTCCTTATAAGTTTGATTGCCATGTAGATGCCAATGACTTCGAAGGACTTCGGGTCTTTAAATATTCTAGCGGCCCTGTGTATCTAACCGATGTGGTTAATACTCCACGAGTAGAAGAGATAACGAATGAATTCAAAAAAGATGAAGCGTATTAACCGCCATGTGGCTGACCTACTTGTACTATGGCTCAAGAGTCTATTGAACGAAGAGGATGCGGCGGGTGTCAATCTAAAAAACTACAAGGAATTGATGCCCGACCAAACCCATGTGTTCCTGCAGGGCAAGCTTAGCCTCAGTGCCTTCTCAGAGAAATGGATGCGCAAGCGGCTTAAGAAGCTTGTTACCCTTCACCCTAACAGGGCCATTGAGTCCTTTGGATTAGCGGATGTTACAGCAGCTTGAAGATGCGGACTATCCCCTGGACCTGTTGATTGTTGGACTAGCCCAGTTGTTGACGACCGGCATGAAAGTAGATGACATTGATCATTATACCCTAAGGAAACTTAAAGATGCGGCCACAACACAACTGGAATTACTAGAGGCAAAAATACATTGAAGATTAGAAGCGGCTCACGGAAGCCAAGAGTTCAAAGGCCAGTTGAAAAAGACTTGGTTACTGGATACGATTCAAATTTTGAATACGAATTGCACCAAGGCGTGTTGAAGACTTGGGACTTCCATTCCGAGACAATTGATTATATAATTGAACACACCTATCATCCAGACTTCATCAAGCAGATAGACGGCAAGACAATCTTGGTTGAGGCTAAGGGCCGCTTCTGGGACAACGCAGAATTCAGCAAGTACATTTGGATCAACAAGGCTTTGCCGGATGATTATGAACTTGTGTTTCTTTTTGCTGAGCCTAATGCGCCCATGCCACAGGCTAAGCGACGCAAGGATGGTACCAAACGTACCCACGCTGAGTGGGCAGATTCAAAAGGGTTTAGGTGGTATAGTGAATTTAGTTTTCCTGAGGAGTGGCAATGATCGACCGGAAGCAAGAACGAATTGAACGCTTTCAACGCAAGAAAAAACCAAAGAACAACACGGCACCTAAGCCTAAGAAAGTTACCAAGCACTACAAAAACTTAGAAGATTACTACGAGGACTACGAATGAAAGACCAGTACGGAATGGACGTTTACCAACAGTATATTCACAAGAGCCGCTATGCCCGTTACATTCCCGAAGAACAGCGCCGCGAGCGTTGGGATGAAACGGTCAATCGGTATGTGAATTACTTTAAAGATCGCGGAAGCCTTGAGGAGTCTGAAGCTAAGCGGCTCTCTGATGCCATCATGAATCTTGAAGTGATGCCTTCGATGCGGGCACTCATGACGGCAGGCAAGGCCCTGGACCGAGACAACGTAGCAGGTTTCAACTGCAGCTACATTCCTATTGATCATCCTCGTGCCTTTGATGAAATGATGTACATCCTTATGTGCGGCACGGGCGTTGGCTTCAGCGTTGAGCGCCAATATATTACGAAGCTCCCTGAGGTTGCTGAAGCAATGCACCCTACTGAGACTGTTATCTACGTTGTTGACAGTAAGATTGGGTGGGCCAAGTCCTTCAGGGAACTAGTCACCTTGCTGTATGCTGGTCAAGTCCCAACTTGGGATGTGTCTGGTGTTCGCCCCGCTGGCGCCCCTTTGAAGACCTTTGGTGGCCGTGCATCGGGCCCTGAGCCTCTGGTTGACCTGTTCAAATTTACTGTTGATCTCTTCAAGAATGCAGCAGGCCGCAAGCTAAGTTCCATTGAATGTCATGACCTTTGCTGCAAGATTGCACAGATCGTTGTGGTTGGTGGCGTCCGCCGATCCGCCCTAATTTCTCTAAGTAACTTGACGGATGATCGCATTCGGCGCGCTAAGCACGGCTCTTGGTGGGAGACTCACCCCCATCGTGGCCTTGCAAACAACAGCGCCTGCTACACTGAGAAGCCTGACTTCGAAGCCTTCCTGAACGAGTGGGTTAGCCTTTATGAATCTCGCTCCGGTGAGCGTGGTATGTTCAGTCGTGTGGCCAGCCAGAAACAAGCAGCCAAGAATGGGCGCCGTGATGCAGACTGGGACTTCGGGACCAACCCATGCTCTGAGATTATCTTGCGCCCCAATCAGTTCTGTAATTTAAGTGAAGTTGTTGTGCGGCCCAACGATACCTACGAAACTTTGTTGGACAAGGTAGAAATTGCAACCATCATTGGTACGCTCCAAGCAACGCTCACCGACTTCCGGTACCTGCGGGCTGTTTGGCGCCGCAACACAGAAGAAGAGGCGCTGCTGGGCGTTAGTCTGACTGGCATCCTTGATCATCCTGTGTTGTCTGGCAAGAAGGCCAAGATGGACGGCAAGACCCTGCCTGAGATTCTTGAAGGCCTTAAGCAACACGCCGTAGATATCAACGCCGATTGGGCCCAAAGGTTAGGCATCAATCAAAGTGCAGCCATCACCTGCGTTAAGCCCAGCGGTACGGTGAGCCAGTTGGTAGACAGTGCTTCTGGGATTCATGGACGCTTTGCTGAGCATTACATTCGGCGGGTGCGGGCTGACATGCGAGACCCCCTGTGTGGCGTCTTAGAAGCCGCTGGAGTCCCTTCTGAGGTGGACGTCATGTCCCCAACTACTAAGGTCTTCTCGTTCCCTAAGCAGGCTCCTAGCAATGCTGTGTTTGCTTCGGACCAGACGGGTGTTGAACAACTTGAGATTTGGGATACCTACCAGAAACACTGGTGCGAACACAAGCCGTCGATCACCGTTTACTATCGTGACGATGAATTCTTGACCATCGGTAACTGGATGTACAACCGATTCGATGAGGTGTCTGGGGTTAGCTTCCTGCCGTACAGTGATCATACTTATCAGCAGGCACCCTACGAGGCAATCAATAAAGAACAGTACGCCGAACTTCTCAAGCTTCAGCCAAAAATTGTGGACTGGGATATTGTTGAGGAGTCTGATGTTACTGAAGGTTCCCAGGAACTAGCGTGTGTGGGTGGTGCCTGTGAATTACCCTGAAATCTCCCACTTATGTAATAGGTTTGGTATTGTCTGCAAAGAATTTGGGGCTTCAGGGAAGATGGTCTCTGGCCCCATCACCAGCCAAGCACTAAAACCAGTTGACTTTTGCCCCGTATGTGGGTTAGCATCTAGGGAACGGGTACAACGACTCATTGAGGAAATTAGCCATGATTAAACCTGACGATATTATTAATACCATGCTTGATTACTATGACTCAGATATAAACAAACACCTCATGAACATTGAGATCATGATCAGCAATCCAATGGCCTTTCATGACCACGACAAATTCAACGAGGCTATTGAGAGCCAATTGGATTTGATCACTGAGTCTAAGGATCGAAAGGAAGCGCTGCTTCTGGTGCGGGATTATCTTCTAGACTGGGATGAAAGCATTGCGTGAAGGCAACGTAGTAGGCTTTCGTATTTACTTCGACGGTAAGGGTGTGCTAGGCTCTGAGCTTAGTCGCCTTCCAAGTGAGGATGTTCATAAGGTCTTCAAAGATCAACACGACCAGCGCATCATCAACAAGATTCTTGATGTGGCCATGAGAAACTTTGAAGACCTTCATGAACGAATTGAAGCGGAGTTAGATGCCATTAACCACGGCGGGCACGAGCAGTCTTAGCAGCAATCTTTTTAGGCTGTGCAGAATGTTGCTTACCGGCCTTAGTGTCTTGGCGTTTCTTGCGGGAGGTTGCGGCATACTCAGCAGCCGTTAGAGACTGTCGAGCCTTCTTAGGTAGGTAACGCTCTCCGGTTGCTTTAGGCCCTTGGGTACTGGGCTTGCCGGACTTCGTACCCCATTCTTCTTGCGTCCATTTCTTTAAAGACTTTTGAGGTTTTTTTAACGACATGATTCACCAATTTTTTGAGTTTTGTGTGTATGTGCTGGAAGTGATTGGCTACCATACGGGTATGGGATACGAGCTAGCCAACATTGTTATCTTTGTGTTCCTTCAACCAGCCCTTATTCTGTTGTTCTTTATTCTTTGGGTGCGGGCGCTAAGGTCAACTTAGGTGTATCCGCCCCCTTTTTCTTTGTAGGCTTTCGCCAGCATTTGGGCCTTTCGTGCAGACCATTGTCCGGACTTGCCGCCTTTGTCACCGGCTTTAATTTGTTCGAAGAGGCGTTTCCGTAGAGTCGGCTTTGTATAGTTACCAGCTTCATTGACGCGGCTCTTTTTCTTCATTACCATTTCACCTTATCGGCCCAGTAGGCCGCACTCATTTTACCCCTCTTAATGTTGCGGGCATGCCGAGCTTTGAAGCTAGCCCTTTTCTTTTTCATGGCCTCAGACTCACCTGCCTTTGGTTTCCCCGCAGTCTTTGCGCCCTGTTCTCCGAAACGAATTACTTTTTCTTTACCGCCTTCGCAGGCTTTAACAA